TACTTCAATCAATAACACTCAACCTTGGTGTTAATTCGCTAGTTTGCCTATTAATGCAAAAATTTTATCCATAACGCCTGATTCTTCTTGTTCTTCTATAAGCTGCTCATATGTCTTTGCTCTAGTTTCTCTTGCAGGAAGCCGCAAACCATATTGTTCTTGTCTTTCTGGCGTTAAGTAATGCCTAATTAAAAAATCTCTTGTTCTCGCCTCTTCAATATAGTAATCGTCATCTGAAAACTTGCCTTTCCGAAATGACTCTTTTTGCTCTTTAATGTCATCTCTTATATTTTGCTTTCTAAACTCTCGATCATCTGGTCTAGCAGCTAATGCGCCTCTGTTAATATTTAATTTTTCTGCCGCATCCAGATAGTCCTGTATGTTTGCGCCACGAAGAGAAGGCCTAAATCTTCTGTCAATCGGGTTAATTGCGTATGCGTGTTGCTCATATGAAGTTTGAGGAAGCCCTAGATTTTGAAGAGGATTAAGACCCTCAGTATCGACTGACTTATCAGCTTTTAGTCTAAACTTTGCCTCGGTCATCCTTTTGCTTAAATCTGTCATGGCCCCCGATTCAAGCATTTCATCAAAAGGTATGTTTTTGGGATCGCTATAATACTCAAACATATCTTTATAAAACGGGCTATGATAAAAACGATGCTCTAACTCATGAGAAAGAACTCCTGCAGTTGCTGCTGTCCTAGCATCTCGAATTTTTTGACTAACACCTGCTAACTCCCGCATTGCCTGCAGAGTTTCTTCTGGATTTTCAGACTGAGCGTATTCTGGAGAATCTGCTGGATAATCTATATAAATTGTATCAGACTCAGGAATTCCTTGATAATATCTTCTAAAAGACTCTTCAGATCCCGGCGCAAGCCGACTTAATATTGTCTTTTCTCTTTCAGCCGTATCTTGAGGATCTTTTCTATAATAAGAACCTATAGACCCAAACGTGTAAGGCTCGTTAATGCCTACAGTTTTAATTCTTGCTTGGCCTCTGTCCTTGCCACCTATGTAACCTAAAAAACTAGGCAATCCGAACTCACCACCAAATCTAGCCTCAGAAGGAAGCTCCTGCTGCCTATAAGTCATGTTTTCATCACTCATCATTTGCTGAGAAGCAAGAAGGGCGTTTACCCTTTCTTCTTGAGTCATCTCGCTATAAGGCTTGCTCTTACTCCAGCCCATTATCTTGGCTTTGCTGTTCCGTCCATTCTGATTCTTCCGCCAGCCTTCATTAGACGTTTACCATCTATTGTTGTTTTAGGCGGTCTTTCGACTTCAGTAAAAGCGGGTTTTGTTTTGGATATTGCAGGAATTTTAAGGCCGCCATGAAGCTTATCACTTCCAACTCCGTATTTGCGATTATATTCCAGTTGCTTGTCCCACTCATCAGCAGCATCTTTTGTGGCGGGGCCAAGATGAGAGTCTGGGTCATTATAAAACGGCGATGATCTATAGCGTAAAGGGGGGTAAACAGCGGGTTTTAAATCTCTCCTGCTTTGCTTAGTTCTACCAGCAGCCTTCCTTTCCTCTGCCGTCATTGTTTTTGCTTTTATTTTTTTAGAACCGTTTTTTCTTTCACGATCCAGCTTTACGCCCTTCATGTTGCCGCGCTTGCGCTCTTCAGCTTTTTTGGCCTCCCTCTTTTCTCTTCTTTTGCGCTCTAGCCTTTCCGAAGCCGATTCTTTTTGATATATGTCTTTTAGTGATTTACCCATAATAATCCTAGTAATAGTTTGCTTTTCTACTATAAAAAGGCTCTTCGTCTTCGTCTGTGTTTAGCCTTAAAAAGCCGCCCTGACGGAACCTAAGCAAAGCTTGAGTAGAGGAGTCAACCAAGTCGTCATGCTCACCTGCCGGAAAAGCAGCAAACTCTTCGATAACCTCTTCTGCAAATCTGGTCTTGGGATGCCAGACTATGCCGCTTGCAAAGAGATCCGCCACGGCGTTAACACGGGCTATCTTGTCGTTTCCTCTTGAAGGGGTATATTCAGAAACTGGTATTCCCATAGCCCGAAGCTCGAAAATCAATGGTGTTCCTGCCGCTTTTGCTTCCACTATAAAAGCATCAGGTTCCCAATGATTGTA